CCGCTAGGCGGCGAATCGGGGCAACCGGGTGAACGAGTTCGATAGCCGGGGTGTAGCTCAGACTGGTAGAGCGCTACGTTTGGGACGTAGATGTCGCAGGTTCGAATCCTGTCACCCCGACCAGTAAAATCAATTGTTTACACCGGTTTTTGCCGTCGTAATCCCCCGGCAGTGAACCTGAGCAAGTGCGTGGCAAGTGCCGCACGCCCAATATCGCTTCGGCCGAGGTACACCTGATTTAAGCGGCGATCGGCAGCATAGGCGTGTGCGTGTGCGTGCTGAGTGCCGATCGGCCGAAGGTTCAGGTGTGCTTTCGCCTGACGCGCATGCCCAGAGATCAGCGACGGCGGCTGATTGACGCCGAGCGCATCAGCATCGGGCCATCATCACGAATGCCGCGCCATAGGTGATGCATCTGGCACTGAAGCAGCGAGGTTTTTCTTAGGAGGTAGGCTTACAGCCCCATATCCTTCACATATTCAAGAACTTTCGCTAAGAGATACTGTTGAATATGCCCCACCGACATGGTGCTTTGCTGCGCTGGAATTTCGCCCTCAATGCCACATCCAGTTGTACGCCAAGTCGGTTCAAGGCAGACGACTCGGCCATCGGTCATTTCCACGAGAAGATCAGGTTTTAGGCTACTCTTGGCGTCAAGGGAGCGTCGTTCAGGGATAACGGAAGCAGATATTCCGGCATCATCCAGCGCTTGTGAAAGACAGGCCGCCAGCGCCTTGTTTAACAACTTATCGTCTTTGGCAGCGAGCTTCTGAATTCTTCGATACTCGTCGGCAGTGTCAGGTGAGGCCGCTCGAATCGTGGCGGCATTCGAACCAGATTCGTTCGACAAGTATTGAAAGAAGCGCGCGCTACCCATCGCGCGGATGGCGTTTGTGGCGCTATCGGTTTTCTTTTTTAAAGCAGTCTGAATAGCCGGATCGCCGTACGCGCGGATTGCGCTTACCGCAACATTTGGCGTTAGTTCAAAGATGCGGACATCAAGATGGCGTAGCAAAAAGGCGATTTGGTCGCGACGTGCCCGCCAATCGCCGAGATAGCCGGTTGTGGAATCACCTGAATCCAATACATCAATCATTCGATCGATATCCACCCTCTTTTCGGTGCCTTGAGTGAGGGTGGCGGTGGTGAGGCTCAATTCACGCGTATCGTCGCCGCCCACGAGAATCCAGATACTGGGGACTTTCCGCTCCTTCAGCGTATCGCCAAACTGGTTGTTCAGCTCCTGAGATCTTGCCTCAAGGCGGCCGAAAAACTGGCTAAGCGTATTGCTCTCTTGTAGGTCAGGCGCAATAACAGCCTTTCCAAGGCCAAATGCCTCCAGACCTTGGCCGGAATTGAGCGAGCGTGCAGTGATATCAGCTACGTCGAAATATTGTTCCTTCGGGATTCCCCTGAAATGAAAGACACCACGAAGAGAGGCGTCAACGATGCTATCGCTTCCCACGTTCCAGGCAGACGATGCAAGCGCGTTAGCGGAATTTTCGTCCGTAATCGGCCAAAGGATCAAGATTCTTCCCTGCCGAGTTCGGAAGAGGCGGCGTAGAGCCTCAAAGAACCGTCGCACCGAATCAGGGTCAAGTTCCGGATTATCTCTGTCAAGTAGTACGAATATTTGCCCATCAATTGGAGTTGAGACGAGCCTCTGGATTTCAGGAACTATTTCGTCTAGCGCAAGAGAATCGGGCAGGGGCGTAACATGCGCGCCAGAGTAGAACCTTTGTAGCGTGCTTAAAAAGGTGGTCTTACCGGACCCTGATGGCCCTAGAACCATCTCAAATCTGCCCATCTCACTTCCACTGACCTGACGAATTAACTGCTCCACCCGCGCCGTTGCGTCGGGCACTTTTCGGACGATTTGAGTCAGATCGGCCTGGAAGTCTTCCGCAGCTTGCTGGAGGTTCTCGAAGCGCTTGGGGAGTCGCAGATTCTTAAGATTTGTCACGTCTACATGTCCTTCTTATGCCCCGTTTCAGTAACACGGGGGTCTACGGATACATTACTGAGTCATCGGGAGCGAACAATGTGATGGCCGTCCCGTGGCGATGTTTGAATGGGCATTCCCGGTCCCCGGTTCAGGCATAGGTCGTTTCAGATGCTTTTGTGCTTGAGCCCCGATCATCATCACCATGAATTTCGGAACTAGTTAGCATGTCGGCGCACCATGTATTCGGGTACAGATTTTAGATCATACGCGGAGTCTTGCGCCATCAAGAACTCATACATCTGTGGCGCCCTCTCTCGACATTTATCGAACCAGCGCGCAGCACGTTCATTTTGACCGCGAAATTGCTCCATCTTTCCGAGCAAATAGAGATCAAAGCCGCGGGACGATGGTGCCATTTCTGGCGTATCGACCAAGGCTTGCATGGCCGCAATGTATTTGCTGCGATTTGGTTCATCCGCCAAGAAAGCGTCCATGAGAAAAACGCCAGCGCCCCAGTATGACAACTCGTGCGAGCTGGCCACCATTTCCGGGAATCGATAAGCTAATCCAGAATGGTTCATGATTGCAAAGATTACCTGCGGCGTTTCCGGCTTTCCTGCCGCCGAATCATCTATGGACTTTCGTAGATCGTCTAACGAGCTGGAAGATTTGGCTTGTAACGCTTCAATGTTCTTGGACACTGCGCCCAAATTCGAAATGGATTCGCTGAGCTGTTTCGCTTGCCGACTATTTGTGAAAGTCACGCCAAAATAGGACGCAATCGCGACCGTCGCGATGCCAGATGCGATAGTAGAAATGATGGACCCAGTCGTGCTGGGTGTATCCGATCGTATAACGACCGTTACGCCCGACGCGCGAGCTTCGACCGTAGGTTAAGAGTCAGCACCTCCGGTGATTGTTGCCGCGAGTGTCTCGTTTGGATTCAATAGCGGCAATAATTCACGTAATTCTGTTGCATCTTGCAAAAATGCAAACGACAGGCCGGTTGTTCCCGTTTCGCGAAACTTGCGTCAATTGCTCTTCTATGTGCGTTTGTTCAAAAGGCTTGTTCGAGTTGGGATAAATCGTTGATTACCCATATGGCTGAGGAACTCCCAACAAAAGCCAGTTTCTCTAACTTCTCCGAAAATGTCTCTGTAGCTTATGCATCCAACAATGAACAATTTACTGTTCCATCCTTCAATGTCACTACGCTCTGTGTCGGTTAATCGATGACTGATGGGTATTGGGTAAGAGCAATTCGTAGCTATTCCAAGACCAGGTGGCAATTCAAGCTCGCTCCCCTCAAAGTCAATGAGAGCTTGAGGAATACTGTCTTGAACCAGCGGATAGCCGCGAATCAAAATAACCTCAGCGGGCGTCTTTCCATGGTTCCAAATCACTACATCAAAGATATTCTGGATGCCCACGGAACTATTCGTGAGCGGCGCTACATTTGAAGGAAATTCCACGAACAAATAAGCCCTCTCAGTAGCTTGCAAAGCATTGACTGTAGCCGCAGCAGCTGCCCCAGCGTCAATGACAAGTCGTCGAGTAGAGCGCCACAAGAGCAGAGTAGCGATGAACAGCGCCACAGTGGCGACTACCAAGCCGCCATTCAGCTCGATAAGCCATCTATCGGTCTCAAACTTTTCCCGGCGATCTTCGGCCTGTTGGGCCTTTTCTTCTTTGGTTGGCGGGGGGATAGATTGTATATTGACAACCATCGGAAGTTTCTCGGTTCCGCGTTGTTCTTCATTGGAATTGCTTTCGCTTGTCTCTGGAGTTGGTACGTGCGGAGTAGGCTGTGACGCGGCGACATATGCGCTTGATAGCGCCATCGCGCAACAAAGTACTATCTCCGCGCCGAGGCAGAAAACCTTGTTTGCGTGAATGCGCGATGACGACATTGGGAAAGCATAGCAATTAGCCGGCTTGTTCGTGGAACAAGTACGCCAAATTGCCCACAGCTCGATGCGGCGCGAGGAATGTCACCGTGACTTGCTTTGAGCCGCAGGTACGGCACTTGAGCCGGCTCACGACTTTGACCACGGGGTATTCGTCGCCCAGCGTTGCGCGCAGCCGCGTGAGACTTCAACGCTCTGCCCGGAAAGGCAGAGATTTAGCGCTCAAACGGTTCGAGGCCCACGGGAATAAATTGACTGGCCTGAAGGGCTCCCAACGGCAGAGGTTGCCCAACAGTGTCTTCCATGAAATGGAAAGCAGCGAACACGTGTGGGAAACCTCTTTGAAGTTCGCCCCACATTTGACGACCTAGCAAGCGTAGTTCCGGGAATTGAAGCGCACGAAGAGTGTGCAACCACACCATCGCAGCACCCGCACTTGGATCGTTCTTCTTTTGGAGGTTTAAAGCTAGGCCCGACATGCCACTTCTCACGGCTTTACGCTCACTTTTCGGTAGCGTCGAAGCAATGTCGAGTGCTTCGTCGGGGAAAAGCCCTTGTGGACGCAGCTCCATTCGGAGGATAGCGGCCATAGCCACTACCATCCCTAATTCCTGATCGGACATGCCCTTTAGCGCCACGAGAAACCGCTCCAAATCTGCCGTGCCGTCCCGAACCGATGCTAAATGAATGCTTCTTTGGCTCTTAAACCAGTTACGCAGCATGCGATTTGCCCCGTCCAATGCAAGTGAGGATAACCCCAGGCGCTCTAGGGTTGGCGAATTTCTCACCGATTCCGCCACATATGGCCGTTGAAGCGTGTCGTTGGGGCAAAGTAAGGTGAACATCCCAGGCATGCGCAAGAATCGCCAACCGATCGACGATTTGATTGATGCGCTCGTGTGGCTGCGGCGCAGGGCGGCGCGCAAGCGGGGATTAACGCCCCAAAAAAGCCGCCACGACCGTTGACGATCGTGACGGCCTGGCCGGTCAGGCGTCAGTCCCTCCGGCGTTGAATGGCCCCTCACCGCACTCCGCTATGTCGATCACATCTACACCAAGCGCTTTGCGAGCTGCTGCATAGAACAGTTCATAGTCCAGATGCGGCAGCCGATCGCTGGCAGCAGAAATCGCTTGGAACTGTTGCCTGGAAACATTGGTGATCGTATAGCGAATGAGTCCATGATCGCGGAACACATACCTTGCCACTCGTTTCTTTGGATCGTAGTGATGGACGTGTGGAACCCAACGCAGTCCGCTCATTTCTTGCAACAGTGATTTAGGACGTCCGAGTGGCGTCAGTAGTCGCTTCGATTGCCGTTCGTATTCGTCGGTATCGTCTCTATCGTAGTGCACGCCAGCAACATTGAAGACATGTTTACTCGTTGTCTTGAGTGTTTTCTCTATTGCGCTCATGACTATTGCACCATGGCGATGGTGCAGCCCAGTACACTCGCCGTCGCCGTCGTGATCGCGGTAGCGCTGAACAGGGGAATGTCATCACATACAGCGGCGATCTCGGCCGCCTGGCGCAAGGAAATATCCGTGACTGAATAGCACGCGACGATTTTGCCGTCGAATGCTACGTAGCGCGCAATTCGGGTCTCGGGATCATAACCTTGGATTAGGCAGGGCGACTTCGCTCGGCGCAGAATCGATTGCAATTCGTGCGCGTCATTGATTGGCGCAAGTAGCGTGGTCAATGCCGCTTGATCATTAAGGCGCGCATATGCGCTGTAGATTGTTGTCTGGCTCATTTTCAGATACTCCATAAAAGGTGATTCACTACCCTATGAACTATCCTGATCCCCAATCACTAGTACAGTTTTTGTGTATCTGATTGATACGTCAAAATATTTTCGCCAAAACGTCCTAAAAAGCGGTCCGCGATGCATAATCCACATTACTTTTCAACTCCAAAAAAAGCCGACCGAAGGCGGCGTTATTGGAATTCTGAGGCGTGATTTCTGCAGTCTCCTTACAGTAGCAATACGCCGATCAACAGCGGCATCACGATCAGCAAGAGAAACCATCGATATACCCACGTTGGAATTGCCAGCAAGATTGCCAGGATGATGATGGTTACGGTCCAAGCTTCGAATTTGTTCATGACGCCGCCTTAATTGGAGCCCACGTTCGAACGATCGCTCATCGTATGAATCCTTACGAGAAATTGTTTTCGTCGATTGCATCGGACCAGTCGGCCGGATAATCGAAGCTGACTTCGTTCGTGGGGCCGACGAACATAAAGCAATCGTCATCCGAGCCGATTTCCATGACGTAACTTTGCGCTGGGATGTGGCGCTTATCATCGCCGCTGGCCTCAACGATGATCCTCTCGTCTTCGGTGAAAATGATCGAGTTGACGATCAAGCCTGAATCGGTTTCGAATTCGCGCTTGATGATGTTTTGCATTTTGTCCATTGGCTTTACTCCGCCAGCAGCTTGCGGATTTTGGTCAATTCGGCCGATCCCACCTTCCAAGCCCACAAGCCGTCGCGCTTCAATTCGGCGGCGCGCAATTTGATGCGCGCAGCGCGTGGCGTGATCTTCAACTCGCTGGCCAATGCTCGCAGCGTCACCACGCCATCATCGGCTTTCGTTACAATGTTTTTCTTCGCGCGCTTCTTCGTTTCGCTCATGTCGTTCTCCTAGTTTTATCGTGCGGTTTGCGGCAGCTTCGATGCGCTGCCCGTAATCCAACCATAAGAGAGAATGTCCATGACTCCGTAGCGAATCCCATCAGTGCAGCGCACTACGATCGGTGGCGTGACGGCGCGCTGAGCCCTGATTTAAGCGGCTTTGACGGCTGTGGCCGTTGAATGCTGGCGGGGGTGCGCCGAAATGCCGAAGGTTACCGTCAGCTTTCGCCTGACCGGGCGTTTAAAACGGCATCGAGGGGGAACTTGTGAGCGTACAGCTCACGGCTCGGCACGCGCGCGTCATTGCGCCAGCGGCCGCGCTAGCGCAAAAAGCATTCGAACGCCGACCGCGCTTCTGCCAAGCCGAAGCGCGCGCATTTATCGCAAGGACATTCCTCATACAGCCATTCGTCCATAAGCGTACCCATAAGTCGCCTCGTGCTCCGTCCTTGCGGACGGGTCGAGAGGCGCCGCGAGGATGCTGTTGCACCTTTCGCCGATGGCAGATCGCTGCCTCGACCGCTTCACGGAGCTGGAAGTCCGTAGTGTCTCGGACACACCCCGCTGCGGCTGCCGCCGATGTTTTGTCGCTGCATGTCGTTCGGCTGCACGCGCTCGGGCCTAGCGCCCGTAGAACCTGCGATTGGCTTCATTGATCGCCGAGATTTTCCCGCCCATGCCCGAGCCGCTGCGAGCCTCGATCGTTTGGCCGTCGTAGAACCGTCGGTTGACATCGTTGATGGCTGCAATGGATTGCATTGAGCGCTGGAGCCCCGCATCCAAATGACTGTAGCTGTCCGGTGTGGCCTGTCCCATACCACCGACGCGCCAGCCTGAGGTTCCCGATTTGGCGATCTTCTCGACGATCCTTGCCCGCTGCGCCGCGCTCAATGAACCGAGCCCTTCCAAGATCGAATCCGCGATTACGTCGCAATCGTTGTCATCGAGGGGCTGTTGTTCGCCTGTCCACACCTTACCAAGCGCCAACACCTTGCCCACCGGCTCAGCGTGCAGCGTAGTGCCCGGCGTGAGCAATGTGTCAGTTGTCGCCTTGGCGCGAGTCAAAGGCTCAAAACATTTTGCCGCATATATCTTTCCCATTGAAATAACTCCTTCAGTTAAAAACACAATCAAAAAAAGTGCCGGCCGCCACGAAAGGAAGTACGCGCGCCGGCAGTGGCGCCTAGCCACCGAGCGTGATCACCACGCCCCGCATTCAAGCCGCAACGTCCGTCGCCTCGTCTGTCGCCTGCACTGCCTCGATGCGCGCCGGCCATGCCTCGGCGAACGCATGGATGCGCTTGTGGTGCATGCCGTTCTCATTCAGCTTGTTCAAGCCGAGCGGGCCCGGATAGAATTGGTCGGGATCGCTAAGCCATAGCAGCGAATCTTGCACGGCTTGTACGTCGGCGATTTCAGGCGCGACGGTGATGAGCGCGAGCAAATCTTCCTCGGCGTCGCGCAATTCGACTCGTTTGCGAAGCAACTGTGTCGCAAGCTCGCTCGCGAGGGCGGCCGTAACGGCCCGCTGTGCCTTGATGACCGCGGCGTCGGCCATTGTGAGGTCATTGGCTAGCGCGTCGCGCTGTGTTCGCCAAGCCGCCAGCACCCGCGCCGCAGCGTCGGCCTCATGAGTCGCCGTGCCGAGCTGTGCCACCTGGTCGCCTGCTTCGCCTAGCGCTTCGATCGGCCGGCCAGCGGTCAATGCGGCTTCGATGCGGCGATCCTGCTCGTCCTGCGCGGCCGCAAGCGCCGTTTTAATTTCAGCGATCTTCGCCACTGCTTGCGCGTGTAGCTGTTCGGCGCGTTCAATTGGGGCGTTTCGAGCCGCCAAGTGCTCGGTTATTTTCCGTTGATGGGCGATTGCTTTGGCTAGCGCTGCCTTGGCTGAATTTACGTTCATATAAACCTCGTGTTGTGAAAGTGAGGGGCGTCAGTCGGCGGCGCCGAGCTTCGCCCAAATCGCAAGAGATTCGGTTGAAGGTTGAAAGGCGATCATTACGGCGTCGGCCAAGTTCGGCGATCGCATGCCGTCCGGCGCCTTATCGATCAATATTTTGCCGACCCAATTGAGCGAGTACGTCGGCTGCGATAGCTCTTGTGTGAGCTGTGTCAGCTCGCCCAAATTCGGGTCGATTGAAATGATTTCATCGGGCGGCACGGCCAGGCCGGCAACGACGGCGCGATAGGTGTTTTGAAAGCGTAATCGCAAAGCCCACCACGCCTGCGCTTTGGCATTCGCAAAGAAATCTTTGTTCTTTCGCTCGGCGACCATCTCCGAATCTGGTTGCCACACGGCCCCTGAGCCGCGGAAAGGATCATCGTTGATCACGTCGATACCGTTGGCGCGGCGCTGCTCATTGATGACGTTGGCGTCGCCGCGAACGCCTGAGCCCAAGCCATCGGCATCGTATTCCAGCGATCGATAGTCGAAGGCGTCCAGGATGTGGAAGGCTTTGACGACGGTTTTGAAGATGTCCGAGCCTTTGCCGGACCATGATTCGATATGCTCAAGCACGACGCCGTGGCGCAAAGCGATGGCGTTCAAATCTTTTCCTTCGTCAGCGATATCGAGGCCGGCGTATTTGAACCCGGTGGGCTCAATGCCCAGTTTGAGGTGAGCCCCGATCGCGGCTTGTATCCATGCGCTCGGAATTAACTGTCCTTCGACGCTGCCGCGATAATCGATGTCGATTTCGCTGGCGATGGTGACTGGGTCCAACTCGGCGAGCTGCTTGTCGTACCAGGCTTGGTCCTTGCGGGGATCTTCGCGCCAATGAAACGTAAACACTTTGATCTTGCCACTGAAGCGTTTTTGGGCGAACGGATTGGCTAGGCCATTGGGTGTGCTGACATCGATACGGCAATTGGTGGTTTGGCTCAACGACGCATCGACCGATTCGGGCCGCTCAAGGAATGCGGCTTCGTCCACGAAATAAATCGACGTGCGATCGCCGCGCCCGATGCCGTCGCCGGATTCGCCGGTCATGGCCGAACCGGTGCCAGGAAATACAATGCGCATATGCGGGCTGTGTTTGTCACGCTCCCAGCCGCCCAAAAACTCGGCCGGCACATTCAGTAGGAACATGCGCGCCTTTTCGAACAACGATTTGGGATTGGCGCGCAAATCGACGTATTCCTCCTTGCGCGAGCCGAAGCCGATGACCATGCCGTGATTGAACAAGCACAAGGTGCATGCCGTGGCGACCGTCAGCCAGCTCATGCCCATTTCACGCGATTTTTCAGTGATGCCGGGTTCGCCGGCACGCCATCGCTCAAGCAGCCAAGTGACCCATTCGACCTGGCGGGCGAATAGCAGGAACGGTATCGTCGTTGGGAGGCCGCGCTCGACGTGCCTGGGATCGAACGTACATCCGAAATCGCTGATGAATTGCGCCGGATGTTCGCGGTAATACAGCTTGAGCGCCGGCAGCGCTGACGGATTGGCACGCAGGCGCTGTAGCCGTGCCGTGCGCTGCTGAAAGATCGCCATGTAGTCGGGGCGACGCCAGTCGAATTGGATGGCTCTGGCGCTCATGCGACCGCCACGTGGGCGCGGCGCCGCCGGGTGCCGCGACGAAGGAAAGCCATGCCAACTGGGTGGGCGCGCGAATTGCGCCCGCCAACAGCGACGCTAGGCGGCGAGCACTCGCTGTACGGTGCCGGTGCCGATTTTGAGTTCGCGGCCGATACGAATCTTTCCGTGGCCTTTGGCGCGTAGCTCATGGATACGCTCGGTGAGCTTGGCCGTGATGCTGGAAGGCCGGCCGAGCCGCTTGCCTTGAGCACGAGCGCGTGACAGGCCGGCATGGATGCGCTCGACGATGATCGAGCGCTCGAATTCGGCGAACACGCCGGCCATTTGTAGGAAAGCTCGGCCGGCAGCGCTGGCCGTATCGACTTGCTGTTGGTGCAGGTATATTCCCACGCCTTGCTGGCGCAGCTCGTCCATGAATTCGACGAGGTGCCCCAAGCTACGGCCGATGCGATCGATCGACCACGCCGCGACGATATCGAGCTTGCCGTGCGCGGCATCCTTGGCCAGCTTATCGAACGCCGGCCGCGATAAACGGCCCTTGGAGCCGCTGATGCCGTGATCGACGTACTGGCCGACAATGTGCCAGCCGCGCTGCTCGGCGACGCGCTCAAGCGCAATACGTTGATTATCGACTGTTTGGCTGCCGGTGCTGACGCGCAGGTACAGCCCGGCTCGTTTTGCTTTGACCATGACGCCTCCAGAATGATGGCGGCATCGTAAGACGCTGCGGCCATACAGTAAACATGTGTTTCCCGTATATCCAATACGCCTCGCGTAACTGGCTGATGTGATGAGCGGTAGGGCGACGCTATACGTACCTGATTGTTGTATAGCGGGCTCATTGGCTTTGCTCGATGTCGGCCGCTGGCACGCGCGGCCCTTGCTCGGCGACCACCGACGTCGGTAAATATTGAATACCGCTCAAATCGATGCGCGTATCGCCCATGAGCATCGAATACACACGCGAAGCTTCCTCGGCCGTAGCGATCGGCTCGGTGCCAATGGCCGGGGGCAGCGTCAGCTTCAAATCGGCCGGGATCAATCGAGCGTACAGCTTGTAAAATTCCGTGCGATTGCGCCGTGCCCATGTCATCAGCGCCTCGACGCCGCCAATGCCGTCAAAGGCCAGCTCGAACGCCTCTTTGGCCGCGCGGCTCAATTTGTTGGGTGTACCGGGCTTGCGGCCGTGAGGATTGCCGCTCACGCCTTTCTGAAATCGATGGCGCGGTCGGCCTGATTTTGTATTGCGCTTGCTTTTTACAACAATCGGCCCCGCTTCCGATGCGCGGCGCTTTCGAAGTTCGCTTTTCTTCGACATCAGAATCCCCACCAATGCGCTATGCAAATAACCATGATAAAAATCCAGTCGCTGCTATAGGTATTTTTCACAGCCTCTCCGTCGATGCGACATCGGGCGTCCTCGCCCCGTTACGAACTTACGAATGCATACACATGCATGCATATTCGTAAGTGGCGTACGTGTTACGGCACCGTACGATTCGTGACGATTCGTAATCCCTCGTAACTTCGTAATCGAACGATTCATTTCAGAAACTCCCACTGCGCGCCACGATCGACAATCCAAGCGGATGCGCACAACCCTGTGATGGCTTCAGGCACCCGCGTCGGAGCAATTACCGAGCGGGCCAGTTTCCACAGTTGCTCTTTCGAATACGTGGTCTCTTCTGCGCCTGTTAGCGCGTCCCATACCTTTCGCTGGTTGGAGCCTTTCGGCACTACGCGCACGTCGAAGGCAGCAGCCGCTGTCAGCACCAGCGAGCTTTGAGGCTGGCGTTCGCTGTCCAAGCCCAAGTCAATGACCTTCATGCGCAATCCGATCGGCGGCGGCACTTCGCTGTCCTTCAATCGCACCGTCTTGAGCGCTATCGAATCACCTGTGCGCTCAACCATGAACATTGCGTCGGTGTTCGCGACCAGGGAGATTGGACCACGTGCCCGATCCTGGTTGGTGTGCCCGACATGGTGAACCAGCAACACCGCGCATCGATAGCGCATTCGCAGGTCAGTGTTGACCGTGTTTAAAAACGTCTGCATGTTGGAATTGCTTTCCTCAACGCCGCTGGAGTTTTTGTTCAGGGTGTCGACCACCACTAACGCGGGTGTCACTCCAAGTGCATCAATCGCCTCTACCAGCGCATGCATCCACTCTGGAGCCGACAGATTGACAGCTGCCTCGATGGCATAGAACTTCATCGTCGCTAACGTGGTTTCGCCAGAGTGATGCATTGCCCATGCACGGATGCGTTTCGCCAGGCCGCGACCTTCGGCGCTAATGAAAATTACTGGCTGTGCTTCGATAGCGTCGCGCGGGTCCCCGTGCCACGTTTTTCCGGTCGCTATGTGCAGGCACCAATCAAGGCACAGAAAGGATTTGAACGTACCATAATCTCCCGCGATTACCGCCGTAACGTCCTGCTCCAAATATGGCTTCAGTAACCACTTAGCCGGCACGGGATTGTTAACGATGTCGGACGCCGTGCGCAGCGTCAGTAGGGGTGCCGTCCCGGCATCTTTTCGTGCCTTGTCAATGCAGCGTTGTACGGCGCGGCTTGGATTGGCCTGATCAATTGCGTGAGCGTCGGTGGCGTCGTATTTCGCATGGATAGACACATCGTCGAGCCCTCCCTTCACATCGCGCAGAACTTTTCTCAACAGTTCAGCGGACCGATCCTCTGCCTTAGTTCCTTTCTCCCATGCGCGACGCTCGTGGTCCGTTACGGGACGAAAGTCGTCGAGGCGGTACTTGAGTTGCGGGTTATAGTCAATCAACCGGGCCTTGACGGCCACGCGCCCTCGGGCGAGCTTAGTTTTGGTTGGCCAGTTAATAGTGCCCGGCAGCCGCAAGATGCGATCGAGATTCTGAGTGCCGATATCGCCGCCGAGATCAAGGATCACGCGGCGGTTAGCGTCCTCCAATCGATCTATATTCCCATTGGCGTGTATGGGCTTGTCCAGGAGCCAGTAGGCGTTGTACCCGCCACCGCTTGCGACGATCATTGTCGGTTTCAAATGGTAAGATCTGATTCGTTGCAATGCCGACTCTGACGGGTCGTCTTTATCGAGATGCACACAGCGCATGCAGCTAATGTCGGTGCGCTTCGCTTTCTTATTGATCGCGCGCGTCAGGGCATTGGGTGTCCAATACAGATTGTCTTCTGAATGCTTTTCAATGAAGCGCTGGACGCCCTTCAGCGAGTCGCCGCCCAAGTACCCGCACCCGCTGATAGCTTCAGTGCTCGGATCGATCGCTATTACGGCTCCGTAGGTCCCTGAGGGGGTCGCCTGCGTCAGGAAGTCGATCGCGCTGCGAGGTCCTGCAGGATTTCCTCTGTTGGGGACCACCCAGTTTCCTCGGTTGAAGACCACCTAATTTCCTGAGTTCGGGACCACCCGATTTCCTCAGTTGGGGACCACCTGCGGGGCGCTTTTTCCGGCGC